AAGTACAACCAGACCCAGAACTTCAACCAGACCTAAAAAGCAACCAGACAAAGTCAACTTCCCCGGACGTCGCTGACGCGCCGCCCCAGGATGATCGAGAGCAGCCATCCCTGCCTGACACTCCCTCTGTCACGGCTGCTGTTCAAGATCTTGGGACGGCACCGGAACGCGAAGCTGACCCGACCGCACTGGACAAACCTTCCGCGGATGATCTTGCGGCTCGCCCGGCGACTGCCCCGGCGCGGCTCGACGTGAAGGCCCTGTGCGACCGGCTCGCGGACGGCATGGTCGCCAACGACTGCCTGCGGCCCACCATCACCCAGGGGTGGCGTGACGCAGCCCGGCTGCTCATCGACAAGGACGGCCGGGAACTGGGCAAGGCCCTGGCGTTGATCGACTGGTGTCAGGCGGATGAGTTCTGGCGCGGGAACATCAAGTCGATGGGGCGGTTCCGTGCGCAGTACGACACTTTGCGCCTGCGTGCCTTGGGTGAGTGGGAGCGGGGTAAGGGGCGGGGTGGTGGGCATGTCCCGTTCCAATGCCCCACCGACCCGGACGCCTACAGCGAGCCACTGAGAGCGAGGGCATGATGCGCGCCTACCACAGCGATCCGACCCTGAAAGCCACTGCGCTCGCGCGGATGGCCGACCACCGCGCCGCTGAGCGTCTCGTCACGGGAACGTACTGGGACTGGACGGTCGGGAGGGGTTGCGCCGTCGGCTGCCTCACGCATGACCCCGACGGGGGGCACGCAGAGTACCCCGTGCGATGGGGCATCCCGGAGGAGCTGGCGTGGATCGAAGACGAGATCTTCGAGAGTCTGCCTCTTGAAGACGCGCTGGCGTGGCCGGAGCGTTTCCTGGCCGCGATCGAGCCGGGGGCGGACCTGTTGGGAGTACGCGCGGCGTGGGTGGCGGTGGAGGAGGATGCGGTGTGGCCTGCGACGGGTGCGGCAGATCTGCTCATAGCCCTCATCGAGGCCGCCCCAGTTGCCGTGCTCGCCGAGGACGGTGCTCGATGACCGCGGCCCTGGTTGAGGGCGTCCCCCGGCCCACCCTGGGCGCGCGCCGTGCCGATGAGGCCATCGCGCACGGACGGCAGTGGTCCCTGACGCACACGCCGGTGAGGTACCGGGACGCGACTGTCGCGGTGCCTGAGGTGTCGGCGTGGGTGCGGGAGCTGGTGCGGCTTGCGGTGGACCCGGACGAGCCTGTCGCATGGGTGCGCACCGGCCCGTCGTTGCTGCTGTTCGGTGTCTGCGGGACGGGGAAGACGCACAACGGGTACGGCGCGCTGCGTGCCCTGTCCCTGTCGGGGGCGTTCTGCGGGTGGGTGGCGACCCCCGCGGCGGATCTCTACGCCCGGCTGCGTCCGCGGCACGGTGTGGACTCTGAGGACGTGTTCGAGCGTCACGCGAAGGCCCCGGTGCTGATGCTCGACGACCTGGGGGCAGCGAAGGGCACGGACTGGGTCGAGGAAGTCAACTACCGGCTGATCAACCACCGGTACGAGCGGATGCTCCCGACGCTGGTCACCAGCAACGTCCCCCCCCGAGACTTGGCCGGCGTGGTGGGTGAGCGGGTCGCGTCGCGGCTCACGGAGATGGCTACCCCCGTGGTCCTCAAGGGCACGGACAGGCGGTACCCGTGAACGCCACGAACGGTCACGGCGCACTGTCCGTCGAGCGGTACGTTGAGGCGTTCGACACCAGCGGGGACGGGGATGAGCTGCTCGCCCGCCTACTCCGGCGCCCCGGCGACCCGGGGATCCTCGACGATGTCTCGCCGGAGGAGTTCTCGAACCCGAACCACGCCGAGCTGTGGGCGGCCGCTTTGCGGTTGACGTCGGAGGGCCGCACCCCGGATGTGTCTGCCCTGCGAAGGGAGTTCGCTGACCACCCCCGCCGTGCGGTTCTCGAGGCTACACTCCAGCGGGCCGTGCTGCTGACACCGGACGGGGTCAGTGTCGGGGAGCGGGTGGAGCGGATCCGGGACGCGCGGCGGCGTGAACGGCTGCACATCGCGGGCGCCCGGCTCCAGCTGCTCGCCACCAACCCGGCCATGACTGCGTCCGAGGCGCACGAGAGGGCACTGGAGGCGCTCACCGAGGCGGAACCCGTCGGGGTAAGCGGGAAGCCGGCCACCATCGGGGACGCCATGTGCCGGTTCCTGGAGGCGCAGGGGTCGGTGTCGGCGGACAGGGTGTGCCCAACACCGTGGCCGGAGCTGAACGTGATGCTGGGCGGCGGTTTGCACCGGCAGCGGGTGTACGTCGTCGGCGGCGGCACGGGCACCGGTAAGTCGAATGTGGGTCTGTGTCTCGCCGGGCATGCTGCGGCGGTGGGTGTCCCGTCGGTGGTGTTCTCCGCCGAGATGTCCGAGCACGAGCTGGCGGGCAGGTGGTTCGCGCGCACGGCGAGGGTGCCGCTGGACGACATCACCGGGTACCGGCTGGGTGGGGACGCGAAGGACGCGGTGCGGGAGCTGTGCGGGACACCCGACCCGCTGTTCCTGGTGGACCGCCCGCGGGTGTCCGCCGCGGGGGTGCATTCAACGACCCGACGGCTGATGCGTCAGGCCGGCATCAGGCTGGTGGTGGTGGACTATCTCCAGCTGCTTGAGGCTGTGGACAAGAGGGCGTCCCGGCAGGAACAGGTTGGCGCGATCAGCCGGCACATGAAGTTGCTGTCTCGGGAGCTGGATGTAGCGGTTGTGGTGCTCGCTCAGTTGAACCGAGGCCCGTCGGCGCGGTTGGATTCGCGACCTCGAATGGCGGACCTACGTGAGTCGGGCCAGATCGAACAGGACAGCGATGTAGTAGTCCTGCTGCATCCGGGGTCGGAACCGGTGGGCGACTCGACGATGCCGACATTCAAGATGGAATTGATTGTGGACAAGAACCGCCACGGCCGGACGGGGTCCGTCCATCTCGATCAGGAGTATGAGTATGCCGATCTCACATAGAGGCTTCGGGAGTCCGAGCGCGTTGCGGTTGTTGGGTGAGGCGTTGTTGGAGACGGACGCGGTCCGGTTGTATCCGACTCGTGTTGTCGACCCGGAGCGGGCCGGCATCGGGGAGTTGTGTGTGGACGTCGCGGACGCGCACCGGATGGGCGCCGTCGGTTTGTGCGTGGCGTGCGGGGGCAGGTGTCCGTGCGGAGCGGTCATGGAGGCGTCCCGCTTGGGGTTGGAGCATGCAGTGCAGGCGACGACGGGGATCGTTCGCCGCTGGGCCCCGCAAGCTCTTGACGTCTGGTCGCGCACGTGACATCATGGACGCATGGCGCAGCGGTGGACCACCGAGGACATCGCAGGTGAGCTCGGGCTCGCGTCCACAGCGTCGGCGAGGAAGTGGATCTCCCGCTTGCGGGCGAAGGGGGACCCCGCCGGCACCCCCGTGGGGCTCGACCTGCAAACCGGGGAGCGGTGGTACGACTCGAAGCTTGTGACCGCCGCACGTGACGCTTCCCCCGGCCGCGGGTGGCGCGCCGGCCAGACAGACACCGACCGAGGAGACCACCGTGAGTGACCCGCCCGTCATCGACCCGGCCGTCCTGAAAATCTTCGGCGGGTGGCTGGTCCAGGAGAACGGCGACGGCTACTACGGCGGCACCCTGTCGCTGCTGATGACTGTGACCGAGCTGGCCGAGTTGATCCAGCAGGGTGCCCCGGTATTACCGGAACCGGACCGGTGGGACCCGGACGGTGAAGGCCACTTCACCCCCCTGTGGGACACCCACGACGTGGTCGTCGCGGGGGGCGGCGCCGTGATTGAAGGCGCCTTCCGTGGGTACCGGGAGGACTTGGACAACGTCGAGCGCACGGCCCTGGCTATTCTGTCAGCGGTGCGATACGCACGCCGGTACGCCGGAAGTGGACATCTGATCAGCGTGGACGGGACAGAGGGAGACCACCATGGATGAACTGGACGAGCACACCGCGCGGGCGATCCACCGCCTGTTTTCTCGCTCTCGCATTGGAATCACCCTCAAGATGCCCCGCGAGTTGGACGTTGACGCTGAGATGCGCCGCGAGGCTGCGCACCGGCTGACCATGGCCGCCGAGCGCATGCCGCGCAGTCCCCGGATCGCGGCCCTGTCCCTGGCGTTCTGGCTAACCAGGAACACGCCACCGGGGGCCACGGAAGCGGCCCGCGTGCTGCTGGGCCGCGCCGATGAGATTGAGGACGGTGCGTCGTGAGTGTCGAGTGCCGCAAGTGGCTCGGTATCTGCGACGGGTGCGGCGAGGAATCGCCGGAACTGCGCGACTCATTCGCGGACGCACAGACGGATGCTGATAGCTGCGAATGCCGCTTTAACCTGGACCCCGAGGACGGTGCGGAATGAACGCGCCCGATGTCCGACCCGGTCACCATGAGGCAACTGAGTCCAGAGGTGTCGCGATGAGCGACTGGCCTTACGCCGCGGATGGTGTCGAGCGTGACGAGTTCGCTGAGAGCCTACGTCTCCCGTTGATTGGCGACCCGTACCCGGGCCGCTGCTACATCACAGCCGTCATCGTGAGCGTTGAGCCGCATCTTTGGCACGGTGTCCGCCCGACCGATGACGAACTCCGGGCGGTCGCCTCGTTCCACGACGAGTACGTTGCGTACTGGTACGGCAAGTCGTGGATGGCGAAGATGCAGCGGGGGAAGCCATTCGACCTCGACTGCGGGGCGAACGGGCGCTATTTGATCAAGTACCCGCACGGCGGTTGGGGGTACCGGCACCGATCGTGGCGGACAGGCCCCTGCCTGGTGCCGTCCGTTCGGGATGCGCCGTCGGACTTGCTGACGGTCCTTGCCCGGACGCAGGCGATTAAGTCTCGGTGGGATGAGTGGGTCTCGGCTCATGCGGACGTGTTCGCGGCGGTGCGACCATGACCGCCCCGACGGATGTTCTCCCCACGCCACCCATCGTCGCCTGCATGGAATGCGGCACCGCGTGGCGCACGTCCGACTGGTTGATCGAGGACGTGCGCACGATCGGCGGTGGTCTGATCGCTGTCCGGCTCTGCTTCGACTGTCGCGGACTGGCCGCATGGCCCGTTCCGGAACGCCGGGACGGCTCCTGCGACCGGTGGTACTGCGACGGCGAACATGAGGGCTTGGACGTGTGGCGCGCGTTTTGCGGGTCCTGCGAACAAGGCTGGTCGTGCTGGGACGAGCACTGCGTCCGCGAATGGGCGGGCCAGCACGACGAGGGCTGCGACATCTACATCAACCCACCCGAGGCGAGGGAGTTCCGTTGAAGGTCACATTGAGTGGCGATGCGCTGAATACGGCGGTCGGGTGGGTCGCGAAGATGCTCCCCGCCCGCCCTGATGGTCCGGTCACGGCCGGGATCCTGATCCACGCGGGCGAGCAGCTGAGCCTGTCCGTGTTCGACTTCGAAACCGCCGGCACGGTCAACGTTCCGAGTGCCGTGGTCGACCCGGGCCGGGCGCTCGTGTCGGGGGCACTGCTGGCGCGGGTCGTGAAGGTGGCGCGCGGTGGGGAAGTGGACCTGGTCGCCGACGGTGGGAAGCTGAGGGTCACCGCGGGATCGTCCCGCTGGAACCTGCCTTTGATGCGGGTCGAGGACTACCCGGAGCTGCCCACTGCGGGCGAGGTGCTGGGCGAGCTGGACGGGGAGGTGTTGCGGACCGCCCTGGCCCGGGTGCTGCCCGCCGTCGCGGGAGGTACCCGGACTGCAGGGCTGCCCGCGCTGGCAGGGGTCTCCCTGGCCGCTGACGGTGGCGTGTTGACCGTCGCGGCGACGGACCGGTACCGGCTGGCCGTGGCCGAGGTGGAATGGCCCGGTGAACCGTTCGCTCAGATCGTGGTGCCCGGTGAGCTACTCGGGGGCGTGTTGGGCGTGTTGGGCGCCGACGTGGCGTTGCGCTGCGACCACTCCACGGTGACCGTGGAGTCCGGTGCGCACCGCGTGTTGGGCCGGTTGATCGCGGCCGAGTTCCCGCGGTTCGAGTCCCTCCTGGATGTCACCGGCGACGTGGTGACGGTCCTCCCAGTGGCAGGGCTACAAGCCTCCGTGGAGCGTGTCTCCGCAGTGCTGGGCACGGTCGGTGCCCTACGGCTGGATGTCACCGCGGATGGTGCGCGGCTGTCCGCGAGCTCGGAGGACGAGGCTGACGCCGGCGATGAGTGCTCCGTCGTGTCGCACCACGGCCCGGACCTGACGGTCGGGCTGAACCCGGGGTATCTCTCGGACGCGCTGGGCGGGATCGGCACGGAGCTGGTGGTGCTGACCGTCCCGGACCGGGCTAACCCTCCGCTGCTGCTGCGGGCGTCCGAGCCAGACGGGGCCCCAGTCGCCGGGTATCGACACCTGGTCATGTCGCAGAAGCTGGGGACCCGGTCGTGACCGTGCCCCGTGGCTGCCCCGGTATCCGCCCCCGTATCTGGGCGCTGCTCTTCCTCGTCGCCGTCGCGGTGTGGGTTGTGGTCGGGGTCCTTGCGTGGCTGGCCGTCGGGTGGTGGACATCGTGACCGCCTACGCGGACTTCCTGGCGAGCAAGGCTCGCGATGTGGGTGCGGTGGGCCACGAGATCGACGTGACCGATGTCCACCCGATGCTGCATCGGTGGCAGGCCGAGCTTGTGCAGCGGGCGGTCAAGGGAGGCCGTTGTGCTCTATGGGAGGACACGGGGCTGGGTAAGACCTTCCAGCAGGTCGAATGGGCACGCCTGTCCGGTGCGACATCGCTCATCGCCGCCCCGTTGGCGGTGTCCGCGCAGACCGTGCGGGAAGCGGCCAAGCTGGGCATAGACGCACGGTACGTGCGCAACGGCGATCAGATCACCGGACCTGGGATATGGGTCACGAACTACGAGATGATCGAACGGTTCGATCCCCGCGCGCTGGACGCGGTCGTACTGGATGAGGCGTCGATTCTCAAGAACTTCGCCGGCGCCACCCGTACTCGCCTGATAAAGCATTTCGCGCCTGTCCCTAGGCGGTTGGACTGCACTGCGACCCCGGCGCCGAACGATGCAGAGGAGTTGACCAGCCATGCCGAGTTCCTCGGCATCTGTAGCCGGGTGGACATGCTCGCCACGTACTTTGTGCACGATCAGGACGGTTGGCGGGTGAAGGGTCACGCCCGTGAGCCGATGTTCGAGTGGATGGCGACGTGGGCGACCGCGGTACGCCGCCCGTCGGATCTGGGTTACCCCGATGGGGATTACGAGCTGCCGGGGCTGGACATCATCCCGGAGCTGCTCCCGGTGCACGTGGCCGCTGAGGGTCAGCTGTTCGCCACAGACCTGGGCGGCGTGTCGGGTAGGGCCAGGGTCCGCCGGGAGACGTTGGCGGCGCGGTGCGCCCGGGCGGCGGAATTGGTCGCCGCCGAACCCGACGAGCCATGGCTGCTGTGGTGTGACCTGAACGACGAGGCCGAGTTGCTGGCGCGGCTAATCCCGGGCGCAGTGAACGTGCACGGCTCGATGAGCCCGGAGGAGAAGACGGAGCTGCTGCTGGCGTTCGCCGATGGCGACATCAAGTACCTGATCACGAAGCCATCAGTGGCCGGGCATGGAATGAACTTCCAGCACTGTGCGCGAATGATTTTCGTGGGACTGAAGGACAGTTTCGAGTTGTTCTATCAGGCGGTGCGGCGGTGTCACAGGTACGGCCAGACCAGGCGGGTCGAGGTGCATCTGGTGTTGTCGGAGCTGGAAGAGCAGATAGCCCGGAACGTGGCACGCAAGGAACGTGAGGCGGAGTCCACCCGTGGCGGGTTGGTGGCCGCGATGAGACGAGCGCGACGGGGGGTGACGGCATGAGCTGGACGGAGTCGATGTGCTCGGATACAGAGCCCGGTCCGGGGCTCGCCCAGTTCGACACCGACTTCCCGTCAGACGGGCCGTTGGCTTACATCTACGGTTTGCACGATCCGCGGACCGGGGAGCTACGCTACATCGGTAAGTCCGTCCGCCCGCGGCAGCGGGTACGGAACCAAATGAATGAGCGTGCGAATACACACCGAGGGCATTGGCTCGCGGAACTGCGCCGACTAGGTGTGGAACCAATCCAGGTTATCATCGATGCTGTCCCGGCCGACAGTGACTGGCAGGCCATCGAGCGAGTATATATTGCTGCGGCACGGGCCAGCGGCGCTCGTCTGACCAATGGGACGGATGGTGGCGATGGTGTATCCGGGTTGTCGATGGAGGCGCGGGAGCGCATAGCGTCCACGTGGCGGGGCCGCAGGGCGACTCCGGAGCACCGTGCGAAGCTGGTGGCGGCCATGGCGCGGCGTGGACCACCAAGCAGTGAGACCCGGGAGCGGATGCGCACGGCAATGATCGGTCGAGAGTTTACGTTGGAATGGCGCCAGAAGATCAGCAGCGGTTTGCAAAAGCTTACCGCCGAACAGGTTCGGGAGATCCGCCGCCACCTCGCCATGGGCCAACGGCAGCGCGATATCGCCGACCGATTCGGAGTTCATCAGGGTAGCGTGAGCAATATTGCGCGCGGTCTAACCTACCGAGATGTTATGGAGGCATGAGATGTCGGTCGCGGATTATGTTGAGGACGATGCACAGGGTCAAAATTGGCGCCTACTGCTCGGCGACAGTTGTGAGCGGATGTCTGAGCTGAGAGATGATTCGGCGGACCTGTCTGTGCATAGTCCGCCGTTCGACTCACTGTTCACGTATAGCGCGTCGGACCGCGACTTGGGTAACTCCGCATCGCGAGAGGAGTTCCTCTCACACTACGGCTTCATCATCCGGGAGCTTCACCGCGCGACGCGGCCCGGTCGACTGGCCTGTGTGCACGTAATGGACTTGCCGACCACAAAGGCGGCGCACGGTGAGATCGGGTTGACGGACTTCTCGGGTGACGTGGTGCGGGCGTACCGCGATGCTGGATGGGCGTATGTAGCGCGGGTGACGATCCGGAAAAACCCGCAGTACGCCGCTCAGCGGACGAAAGCGCAGGGCCTGATGTTCACGACACTCAAGCGCGACTCCTCAATGAGCCGACCCGTGCACCCGGACTATCTGCTGATCTTCCGGAAGCCGGGACAGAACCCGGTGCCGATCCAGGGGGATGTGGATAACGAGACGTGGATCTTGTGGGCTGAGGCGATCTGGGACGACATCCGGGAGACGGACACTCTCAATGGTCGACTAGCCCGGGAGGATGATGATGAGCGGCACATCTGCCCGCTCGCCTTGCCGCTGATCGAGCGGTGCGTGCGCTTGTGGAGCAACCCTGGGGAGCTGGTGGTCAGTCCGTTCGGTGGGGTCGGATCGGAGCCGTACATGTCGGTGAAGTTGGGTCGCCGCGCGTGGGCGTGCGAGCTGAAGCCGAGCTACTGGCGTACCGCGGTGCAGAACTTGCGACAGCTGGAGGATGAGCTCGCACTGCCCACTCTCTTCGACGAGGCCGCGTCGTGATCCACCGTCCGCGTATCACCGACACCGAGCCGTCCCGCCGTGGCCCGTGGGATTGGCTCACCACCGCGCTTGATTGGCTGGTGGCCCTCACCGGCCTGACCATCCTTTTCCTGGGCGCGTTCTGGGCTGCTTCCGGGCGCCCCGATTCGTTGTCGTGGCTGCTGGTGGGGGCGCTGCTGCTGGTGGCGGATGAGGGGGTGACGCTCCGGCTGCGGGTGGCCCACCTGGAGCGGTGGGCGCGGAACAGGCAGCGCGAGCGGTGAGCCGCACCCCAGACGACCCTCCCGACGTGGTGGCGCGCATACCCCGCGGCCCGATCGACGCGGACCGGGAACCACCCCTACTACCGATGGACGGAGACGATGATGTGCGCCGTTGACGACTGTGAGCCGTGGGCGGTGGTCCACCACGACCAGTGGACCGCCTGTAAGGAGTACCGGTGCTGCGAATGTCCACGCACGATCAAGCGCGGCGAGCGGTACGAGATCACCACTGGACGCGTCGCAGGCGAGACCCAATGGGTCACCTGCCGGGTGTGCGCGCATTGCCGAGCTGCGGGCCAGTGGCTCGAGGTGATGTGCGGAGGCTGGCCCCTCGGTGGCCTGTGCGTCGAGCTGCGGGACCACTGGCACGACGGCTACGCCTCCCCGGTCCTCGGCCGTCTCGCCGCGGGGGTGCGGCTCGGCTGGTGCGACGGTCGCACACCAGTCCCTAAGCACGCCGCCGACGATGCGCGGCGACAGCTCGGGAAGGTGGCGTGATGGCCCGCCATCGGGAGCAGTTGGCCCGCGATCTCGCCCACACTCCCGACCCTGCCCTCAAGATGCGGCTCGCCGAGCTGGTCGCGCACCGTGAGCAGTGCTGCGTTAGCGAGCCCGACTGCGACGCGTGGTGGGACCTGGCCGACCTGCGGTGGGTGCTGGCACGGCGAGCTGAGTCCGCGGGGGCGATCCCCCAGGGCGACAGCGCCGCTTGACATCCCGGCGGCGCGTCGCTAGGTTGGTCCCATGAGCGCACGCACCCGCACCGTGATCCGCGGCTGGACCGTCCGCCCGCACGAGACCGCCGGGCTCTGCCGGTGCGGCGAGGCGGGGGAGACGTTCAGCGTCAACGGGGGCGACGTCGCCCTGTTCGATCTGTGCGCCGTCTGCGTAGACCACTGGACGTTGACGCAGGCCCGCCACTCACGTCGGTGCGGTGTGGCGTGACCGAGCTGTGGACCACCACGCAGGCTGCCCACCACTGCGGGGTCACGCGGGGCACCTGGCGCCACAACGTCTCCACGGGGGTGCCGGCTCACCTCCGGGCGCCCACGGCGGTGAGTCGTCAACCGGGCAGCGCGGGTGAGTCGTTGTTCCCGGCCGACGCGGTCCGGGCTTGGTATGCGGGGCGTCCCGGCCGGGGTGCCCGCACCGATCTGGTTTCGAGCGCAAAGGACTGAGCGATGAGTGACGTGCGTAGCGCGCACCCTCCTTGCTTCAGCTATGGGGTTAGCGCATCAAATGACACGGAAGCGTGCTACAATCTCAACCATGGGCGACCGGGCGGTGAAGCGGGGGTACCGCTACCGCTTCTACCCGACAGAGCAGCAGGCCGACCTGCTGAACCGCACGTTCGGGTCGGTCCGCTGGGTCTGGAACCGTGCCCTCGAAGAGCGCTCCCGGGCGTGGACGCAGGAGCAACGCCGGGTCGGCTACCACGAGACGAACAGGATGCTCACCGGGTGGAAGCGGGACCCGGACACCGCGTGGCTGGCCGAGCCGTCGAAGGACCCATTGCAGGCCGCGCTGCGGAACTTGCAGACCGCCTACGTCAACTTCTGGCAGAAACGGGCGAAGTTCCCGCGGTTCAAGAAGAAGGGCAAGAGCCGCGACTCAGCCACGTTCTACGCGAACTGTTTCCGTTACCGCGACGGCACGCTGACGCTGGCGAAGATGACCGAGCCCCTCGACATCCGTTGGTCACGATCACTGCCGGAGGGAGCGGTGCCATCATCGGTCACTGTGTCCCGGGACTCGGCGCACCGCTGGCACGTATCGATTCTGTGCGAGGACACCGTCTCGGACGGTCCGACCACGGACTCGACGGTCGGGATCGACGCGGGCATCACGTCCCTGGTCACCCTCTCCACTGGAGAGAAGATCGTCAACCCGCGGCACGAACGCCGCAACCGCACTCGGCTTCGGCGGGCTCAGCAGTGCCTGTCCCGCAAGGCGCGGGGCTCAGCGAACAGAGCCAAGGCCCGGTTGAAGGTGGCGCGGGTGCACGCCCGGATCGCCGACCGGCGCAGAGACGTGTTGCACAAACTGTCCACGAAGCTGATCAACGAGAACCAAGTGATCTGCATCGAGGACTTGACCGTCCGGAACATGGTCCGGAATCACTCGCTCGCCCGGGCGATCTCGGACGCCTCGTGGCGGGAGCTGCGGTCGATGCTGGAGTACAAGGCCGAGTGGTACGGCCGCACAGTGGTCGCGATCGACCGCTTCTACCCGTCGTCCAAGATGTGCTCAACGTGCGGGGCGATCGTGGGGAAGTTACCGCTCAGTGTCCGGGAGTGGACCTGCCCTTGCGGCGCGGTCCACGACCGGGACGTCAACGCGGCCAAGGTCATACACGCGGCGGGGCTCGCCGTGTCAGCCTGCGGAGACGGTGTGAGACCGCCCCGCACCTAGCGCGGGAAGGCAGCTGTCGATGAACCAGGAACCCAAGTCGCGAGGTTTGGGAAATCCCCCGGACTCGTCCGCGGGGAGGAAAGTCAACGATTTCGACTTGCGTGCCCTGATCCGTGAGGTGGCTGACGCGTCGACGGTGGCCGATCCTGGAGTGTTGGTGGCTGAGGTGTCGGCGCGGATCGCCCCGGAGGATAGGGGTGCGGCGTTGGATCAGTGTTTGCGGTCTGTGGTGGTGGTGATGCTGTCGCAGATGCGGATGTTCTCGCACTCCCCCGACGGCCAGAGGTCCGACGATACCCACGGGCGTCCCGCTGCCGGGGGGTCCCCGTCCCACAAGGGCGCCAGGATCCGAGAGCACTGGCGTAAGGCGCTCCGGGACCGGATGCCGGTGGGTGACGGTGAGTGGAAGTTCCTGGCTGAGTGCACGGGGGTGGACTTGGATTATGCGGCGGGGTTGCGGGAGGACCACGCGGCGCGGACTTTGGCGCACGCTGAGCAGTTGCGCCGGTTGGGGAAGCTGCTTGTGGAGCACGACGCGGACACTGTGGGGGATCTCCCCGACGACGTGTTGCGCGGCGGACTGGAAGGCGACGCATGACCACCATCGACCCCCTCACCGGCCAGGTCTCCCTCGCCACCCATTCACCAGCCGCCGGTGAGGGCTCTAACCGCCCCGATGGCCAAACAAGGTCCGACACCCACAGAAACCGCGTCGCCGGGGCGCCAGACACCCGCAACGGCCAACTACCACGCGACGCCCATGCACCGGCCGCCGTTGCGGGTCCAACTTCCGAACCGGCCAAGCTGGAGACGTCACCCAGATGTACCGCGCCGGTTCGGGATCAAGCAGGCAACGGCCACCGAACAACCGATGTCCATCCTAGGCGCGCCGCTGCCGTAAACCCGCCAGCCCCGACCATGAATGCGCCGTCACCCACGGTGCTCGCGTCGGGGCTGGCGGACCCAAGTCGGCAAGGTCCAGTCAAAGCTGTACCGATACCCAAGCGACATGCGCTGGACCTTGCCGACCCGGTATTGGAGTCCGCCGCCGCCGTGCTGGACGACCTGGAGCGGGTCCGGATCAGCAACGAGAACCGGCTGCGGCACCTGACCCGCGAGGGGCTCGACAAGGACGGCCTCGAACGCGGGCTGGGGCTCACGATGGAGCACCCGTCGGTGGTGCGCCTCGACGCGATAATGAAGCTGATCCTCAAAGCTGAGAACGATGCGACGTTGAACCTGAAACGGCAGTTGCGTGCGCATCCGCTGGGCCCGTGGGCGCGGTCGATCCGGGGTCTGGGTGACAAGCAGGTCGCCCGGTTGCTGGCGGTTGTGGGGGATCCGTACATCCGCCCGGCGATGGACTACCCGGACGGGACTGAGGAACCAGCGCGCCCCCGCCGGGTGTCTGAGCTGATGCGGTACTGCGGTTACGGTGACATTCACAGACTCCCCGCCGGCCAGCGTGCGCCCGACACCCAAGCTCACCACGCCGGTGGGGACCAACGTGGCAGCGACCCCGGCCAGCCCAGTTCCGGCACCCAACTACGCAGCGCCGGGGTCGCTGCCACCCGCACCCGGGGCCAACGAATCCACTGGAGCCCCGAAGCGAAGTCCCGCCTGTACGTGATCGCGGAAGCCTGCATGAAGCAGCTCGCGAAGCCGTGCGCGGTGGACGAAACCCTCGGCTACGCGGTGCACGTCGAGGGCTGTCGGTGCTCCCCGTATCGGCTGGTGTACGACACTGCCAGGGCGAAGTACGCCGACGCTGTCCACCCGGCGCAGTGCGTGCGGTGCGGACCGGCGGGGAGTCCGGCGCTGGCAGGTTCGAAGCTGAGCGACGCGCACAAGTTCGCACGGGCACTGCGGGCCGTGTCGAAAGCCATCGTTAAGGACCTGTGGCGGGAGGCCCGGCGGTTGCACAACCCCTAGACACCCTGGCGGCCATTCACAAGCCGACACCCACATCCGGCGCGCCGCCAGGGTCCCACCACCCACCGAGAGGACTGAGCATGGCCATCGCGGAGCAGTCGACGCGGTCACGGCTCCCGGTCGTATGCGAGTGGTGCACACAGCCCGGGGTCGCCGTATGGACGGAAGCCGGGTGTGTGGTGGTGCACGCCGGCGCAGTGGTGCGCACCTGTGGTGCCCCGAAGCAGCGGAGGCGGACCCCGTGAGCGAGCGTCCACCGTGCGGCACCCCGGCCGCGTACAAGTGGCACCTTCGGGCCAAGGAGGAGCCGTGCCAGCCATGCCGCACCGCGGCCGCCGTCTATGTCGCTGTGCGTCGGGCTGCCAACCCTGACCACCGGGTCCGTGCCGCGAGGGCCGCAGCTGCCCGACGGGTGGCGATTCGACGGCTTATGGCCCGCCACACGGGGGAGTACGCGTCGCTACTACGGGCAGCACGACGGGAGGCAGGGTTGTGACCACCGAGCTACAGCCGTGCGGCACTCACGGCGCCTACCAGCGGCACCACAAGGCGGGCGAGGAGCCATGCGACCTGTGCCGGGCTGCGAACACCGCCTACATGCGGGAACGCCGGGCAATCAACCCCAAGGACCGGGAGCGCGCCGCGAGAGCCAGCAGGGTCCGCCAGGCTGCGCTGCGACGCCTCGCGGAACGACACCCGGAGGAGTTCGACACGCTACTAGAGGACGCACGGCGGGAGGTTCGGTGACCGACAGAGGGATCGTTCAGACGACGTACCGGTTGCGGTTGCCGTGGCCGCGCCCACCGCTGTCCGCCAACGACCGGCGTCACTACATGGCGCGCGCCGATCTGGTCGACCAGGTCCGCTGTGACGCCGGGTGGGTGGTCAAGGCTGCCCGGGTCCCGGCGTGTACGCGTGTCACGGTCGGGCTGGTGTACGTCCCCTCGATCCGCCGGAAACGTGACGGTGGGGAGAACTACGCGGACACCCTGAAGGCGGCCATCGACGGGGTAGTGGACGCCGGGGTGGTTCCGGACGACACACCGGAGTACGTGATCCGGCTCATGCCGGTGGTGGCGCCGGTGGATCGAAACAACCACGGCGTGTTCCTCACGCTGGATGTGGCGCCATGACGCCGGACGAGCTCGACGACGGCCGGGGGCTGGTTTCGTACCCCGAGATCGCACGGGTAGTGGAGCTGCTCCCGACGTTGGTCCGGGAGAAGCGGCGCCGGAACGGGCTGTCTCTCCGTGCGGCTGGGGATCAGACCAGCGTGGCCGCGGCCACGCTGATGCGGTTTGAGTACGGCACGGGAGGTATCGCGTGGGAGAAGGTGCCGGTTCTGCTGCGCTGGGTCGGGGAGGTCACGCCATGCGCATCCTGATCACCGGCTCCCGGAAGTGGGACGACCGCCTTGCCGTTGTCGATGCCATCAGTCTGGCCTGGGCCATGGCCGCCGATAGCTCGGTGGTAGTGCACGGCGGGTGTCCGACTGGTGCCGACGCCGCTGCTGACGCATTCGCCCGCCAGACGGGGATCGAGGTCGAGGTGTTCGAGCCGAACCCGGCGGACGGTTCCCAGCGGTTCCGGATGCGGAACCAGCGCATGGTAGATGCCGGCGCCGATCTGTGTCTCGTCTTCGCGGACGGTTGGGCGTCGGGCACCGGTATGTGCGCGCGGATGGCCCGGGCTGCGGGTATCCGGACCGTTGACTACGGCGTGGACACGGCGGACCGGC